AAGCTCTCCTCTGGCTTCTTCTGATTGATGCGCTGCGCCCTGTCTACAAACGTGTAGTCTCTTTCGACGTTAGTGCCATTTTGTACTACCGTATATTTTCTCTTCGATGCGGCAGCGACCAGAGAGTCGTACTCTGTCTGCGTAAACAAACCGATGTCTCTGAGGGCGTGTATGACTTCGTGATTGAGGACGCCCCTCAGCTTCGCTAGCCTCTGTTGTTCTGTAAGGCCAACGTCATAGACGCTCATGGCAAGAGCAATCAGCTTTTTGCTGGAATCGTATTGACCTTCTACGACCAGACCCGGAGGTGTCTCTATGACCTTTGGATCGATGGACAAATCAACATCAACGCCAACCAGCTTCTTCAGGTCTTGAGCCAACTGCCTGCCAAGCTGCTCGTTCTTTGCCTTGTATTCCTGTGTCTGCTCGACAACGGACGCAAGCCTTGATGTTTCTAGTGCAGCGTTGGCCTGTTCTTGTGTGTATTGCTGCTGATCAAGAGCGCCCTTCGCACCAGTTCTGGACTCTATGGTGTTTACCTGACGCTGAAGGCCAATCGCCCTTGCCTCAGACGCCCTGATGGCAGCGTCAATCTCGTCGCCACGAGCCTTGCTCTCTGTAAGCTGCTGCTCCTGCTTTGGGGTCGCCTTCCAGTTTTTCTTGAGCTTTTCTTCACGCTCTATCTGCTTTTCTTTTTCTTTTCTCAGCCTCTCTAGACGCTTCTGCTCTTGAGACACAATTCTTCTCAAGGGTGCCGCAGCATCATCTTGTATCTCTTGGTCGGTGAGAGGGACATAAACATTCGGTTCTGCCTGACGAATGACCCTGTTGGCGATCATCTCGTCCCTAATGTCTTCGGCAACGCTAGGCGCTACCGCATCGCCATTGTCGTCCTTTGCGGCAGACTGAATGGTGTCTATGTCAGCCTTGCCGTCATCGATGACCTTTTGAACGGCATCATCGTACTGCTTCTGATTGAACTTGCGCTTGGTGGTGGCATGAGATGCTGGCTTGGAGTCTACAGCGCCCTTCTGGCTCTGCTCCACGGCATCAGCAAGCGAGTCAAGTCTCAGGCTCCGCAACTCTGATGGTGTGATAGTAGGGCTTTGCACAGCAAATCTGTTGGGAGAGGTTCTTGCTCTCGCCGCCCTAATGGTCCTTTGGGCAGATTCATCCAGCTTGTTTACCGGGTAAGCGACCTCTCCAGAGGTTATTTTCTCAAGCTCTTGCTGCCTCTTCTGCTCTTGCTGCTCAAGGGTCATGCCCTCGTTTGCTATCTTGTCCAGATCAGCCTGAGCTTCTTCACCTTCTTTCAGCCTTCTCTGACCTAAAGCAGCGTTACGGTGAACCTCTGAGCGTAGATCTGACAGGTCTTTTTCAAGTTGTTCTTTCTTTTGTATTTCTTGTTTCTTGTCGAAATTATCAAAAGCCTGTGTTGTACCCCTTACAGTTCCACCAACAAGACCAGCAGCAACGGCAACCTCTATGTATTGATCTATGGCCTCTTCACTTAATATGTCTTGGCCAGCCTGCATCCGCTCTAAGACTTGCTGGCCGACTTCTGTTGGCGCTTCCACCACGGCACCTACACCAACGCCCTTTACTCCCCTTGTAAAAAGGCCCCCTCCTCTTACGAGGGCTGGCGTCAGCAAAGAGCCAACAACAATTCTATCTGCTATGAAATCAAGAGACGCTTGTGGTATTGCGGTAAGTGCGGCAACACCCTCGCTTTGAACAACGCCACTCTCATCTTTTTGAGCCTCGCGGTTCATGCCATAGAAGAAGGGCAGGTTTGCAGCCAGACCACCAGCTATGCCGCCAACGACAACGCCTATCGGGCCACCGGCAGCACCTATTTTTGCACCAACAACGCTGCCTCCGATGGTTGAGCCAAGCTGTGGGGCTTGTTCTGCTAGTGTCTGTCCGAAAAAGTCTAAGCCGCTGCCGATGTCTTTGACATCATCAAGCCTTGTGGCGTATTGCTCTGACTCGGCAAGTTGTTTCTTGTTTGTTTCGACAACGTCTTCGCCGAACTCTTCCAAGAACCCAAGGCCAGTTGTCTTGCCAAGGCCCTCAAGCGCAGAGCCAAAGCCAAGTTGCAAGGTGTCTACGCCCCTGCCGAATGCCTGACCTATGGCGCCGGATACGATTCCAGCCTCTTCTTCTTGAGCCACAGGGGCAGCAGAGGTGTCACCAAGACCAATGAGGACTTCGTTTATTTTTTGTTGTTCTGTTTGATTTGGAGATAGGCCAGATATGTTAAACGGGTAAACCTTGCCCGACTGCCCTTGGACGTATGTAATAGGCATGTCTACTCCTGAGTGGCTACATCAAACGCGCCCAAGCCGCCAGCCCCGACCATGCCGAATGCTCTTTGCTCCAACATGTCGGCTAAGAAGGCGTTTCTAATATTGTCCTCTTCACTCCCCATGCCGTCAGCTATTTGCTTTCTCAAATCACTAGCCCGTTGCAGCATCTGATTCGCTGTAAATTCAGATCCTGATCCTGATTTCTTTTGCAGCTTTGCCTTAGCGTTGATCAGATCAACCACACCCTCTTGATATCTGTCTTGTGCTTCACGGAATGCCGTTAGTCCGCTTATGCCAGCCTCTCCTGCTGCACCAAGAAGCGTAGGCTCTTTAGACGACATGAGGGCTAGGCCAGCTTGCGCCAGAGCCAGATACTTGTCAGTTTCTCTGTCCTTCTCCAGCTTTGCCCTAAGGTCTGCTATTTCTTTTGCAAGCCCAGTTTGAGGCGTAGAGCCATCATCTGTACCTTTTCTCTCTGGCTGTGCTTCAGGTTCCGGCGTGGTCGGTGGAGCGGCTGGATCTTCGACTGTATCTTCATCATCAGAAGCACCAGTGGCACCCATAACGAAGTCAGCTATCGGACTCATTTCCCTGTCGTCAATCACGAGATCAACGCCGGGGACGCTCCTATTCTTGGAGTATTGCCTTTGCTGGCCGGGAGAAAGCTCACTGAACTGCATAATGACCGGATCGGCCAAATCTTCTTCTTCAAGAACAACTTTCTCAGGAGGTGCCTCTCTAGGTACATTTCTACCTGCCAACACACCCTCACCACCCGCTGGCTCAGGCAGTTCGCCGCTATCCATGGCGTCCTGTATTACCTGAAAACTATCCGCAACGCTCATTTCGCCCCGGTCATCTTCAGTCAATACTGTCTCACCATCTCTCCTCCTTTTGCGGCCACCTCTCAATTCTCTTGTCGGGTCAACATCTTCAACGTCATCGTCGAACATCATGGTCGGCGAAGTTAAAGAAGACCCGACGCCCTGTGCCTGAGCCGTGCTTATGGGGTTAATTGCTGATGCGACCTTGGATATGATTCCCGGCTCATCAGAGCCATCACCCATGCGGCCCAGAACGCTTGTCACATAATCAAACTCAGCTGGATTTTCTAATTCAGCAGCAGTACCCGGTCCAACATTGTAAGCGGCCAAAGCACGGTTAGGATCACTGGGAAACTGCTTGCTCATGGCAGTGAGATAATCCTTAGAAAATCTTGTGGACATATCTACATCTTCAAGTCCCGCATCGATCAGATCCTTGTTTGCAAGATACGCATCATCGGCTGTGGCGTATTCTTTGCCCTCGCCGATCTTTGCAGCAATCTCAGGAAACATTGACTGAACTCCATACCCCGGCATCAGTGCCGTGCTGGGGCGAATTTGACCAATGCCCACCTCGTCAAGAGAACCCCTTGCTTTGGGATCGCCACCACTCTCCTGAGCTATTAAGGCTCTGATACCGGCCTCTGTGGGCGTTCCATCAGGATTAAAAAATGCCCCAATGCTGGCCCTTACAACACCGCCCTCATCATACTTTTGAACTGGGGAGGGCATAACCTGAGGCTCTGTAACAGGATTCGATTGAGCGCGTAGGGTGGCCATCCGATTCATGCCCAGCATCGCCCCGCCCTTGCCACCCGTCTTTGTGGCCCCAAAGGGGTTGAGAGCGGCCAGCCCAGCAGAGGGAGTCATGGGCCTAATATTAGTTGGCATTGGCCTCATGCCAGCGCCAAATGAAGCAGAATCAACGCCAAACTCTGTCTGAGCCATCTGTTCTACTTCGTCTAAAAATGGCTCTATTTGTTCGTTTTGTGCCTTCTCGGCGAGACCTCTTTGTATTTCTGAACCAAACTGCATAAGGCCACCAGACCTCATATCTTTTTGTACCATGGTACTTTTTGGTGCCATGGCCTCTGCCATTCCCGCAATTCCACTCTGAGGAACGCCAGCGGACGCAACGGCCTCTTGCGCTACAGTAGGTTGCTGTGCGGCCTCACGCTTTGTAAAATCATCACGGACACGCTTACGACGCTTGATCTCGCTCAACACAAGAAATTGAGGCGCAGAACCCGATGGCATCTGCATCTCTGAAATAAGCTGTTGCTCTGAGAAGTTCTTTAGCTGGTCTTGTATATCGATAATGTTCATTAGCCGCCCAGCCCCTTATACAAACCAAGTGCCGATATACCCGTTCCAAGCATTTGTTGCAAAGGATTGACGTTCTGGAACTTTTGAAGCTCTGTTGATGGGGTTACAGGGATGCCCCTTGCTAGAGCCGACAAGAACATCAACTGCTCTTTGTCAAAGTCTCTCTGACGAATAAAATCTTCATAGGCCATATCGATGCTAGCTTGATCTTTGGCCTCTTCATCCTTGCCTATGGTCTCCAAGAGCTTGGCGCTCTCTACATCGCTGGCTCTCCCCTGACCGCCCAACCCAGCCAGAAGTTCCGCCGCGCCTAGACCTATCCTCTCTGCGTCCGCTCGTGCTGATCTATCTCTCTCAAACTGTTGCTGTGCCTGTTCAAATGCCTGCTGCTGCCCCGATGCCTGTATTTCTGCAAGCTGCCTACTGAGCGCCTCATCCGCGAGACCCTCTTGAACTGCGGCTCTGCTGCCGCCAAACGCCCCAGCTTGTACAGCTTGCGCGGCTCTATCTGCCCCCGCCCTCTGCGCGTCCAGAATCGCTCTTTCTTTTTGGACATCCACCACCTTTTGCATAAATGGAGACATATATTCACCAGCAGTGGCGGCGTCGAATTTACCAGCATCGAATCCAGCCCCTGCTTCAGCCCTAGACATGGCTTCAGCAAGCCCTTCGATACCTGAGCCGGCAATTTGCCTTGCTTTATCTCTGCCTGCGATAACATCTGAGGCGTCTTCAGCTATACGCTGGCCTTCGTAAGCCTCGTATGGCTGATTGGAGATACCCTCACCCCTATTAAGTATTCTTTTGACATAGGGTTCGATATATGGCGGGAGATTTGTTTGTGTAATGGTCTGTTCTGCTGGAACCGATGACCTGCCCTTACCCATTATTTAACTCCATCCTGTACGCTATGTATTCAGGCTGCCATCCATACTTCTGTAGGATTCTGCCCCACGCTTTTCTCCCATAGCCTTCTATGTGCTTGCAGCCACAATCTGTGGCGTATCTCTGTAACGTATTTAGGACCAAGGGTAACCACTTCCTCATGTGTTTCCCGCCAACCCAATCTAGTGCCATCGCTCTTCTGCCGGGATATTCTATAACTCTGCTGGTCAAAGCTGCCAAAACCTCGCTCCCATCCATTACCAGCCAAAGCACTAACTGTCCTGCCTTCAACTCTTGTCTTAAATCTTCCACCTCAAACTTGCCAGCCGATGTTTCTACCGACTTATGAAGAACCTTTTTTGCATCCTCCCAGACAATGTCCACTCCCTCAATAGGGACCGCTGTAATCATCATGCTGGGAGCATCATACCCTGCGGAACCTGATCAGGCTGCTCTGCCATGCCTGTTCTCATCTCTCTGACCCTGTCCATCATGTCATATAGAGACTCTGCTCCAGCATCAGTTGACCCGTTGCCAAGGCCACTTACAACATCAGCCGGAACGATAAACTCTCCGTCAGACAGAACAACATCTTGCTCTCCCTCAAGCGTGGCTGGGATCATGTCATCCATGCCATCACCCACGCCCTCAACCATACCCTCTGTAACCCCTGAGTTTTCTTCAAACTCGCCACTGCGGACACGCGCAACCAAATCTCTTAGAGCATCGTCGCCATATGTAGCAACAAATAGCCCCAACGCCCCTTTAGGGTCAGGGTGAGTGCCTTGAATGGCGTCTACAGCATCGCCGATAATCTGTTTATCATTTGGCCGCTGCACCTCACCACCCTCTGCAAAATACCTGAACTCTGGATCAAGGCCGGGCCTAAAGTCAGATAGAGGGCTTTTCATATCTCTCTTTTCACCCAGATTTTCCGGTATGTCTGGGTACTCTTTTTTCTTTATTTCTGGAAATTTTGGCGCTGCTAATGCCCCAAGCCCTGAAGCAGACCCCGCGTAAGGCAGGGACTCTTTGAACGTCATGCCCACTGTTGGGTCAGATAATATACTTGATTTAGCTGCTTCGCTTGCAACGGACGCGCCTGTATTTCCAGCCATCATGCCGGGGTCTAAAGGAATGCCAGAACCCAATCCTTGCGCCCCTTGACCAGCCCCCACGGCGAGATCACTAGCAGATGGGGCAACGGCAGCGCCCTGAGCGCCAGCAGCGCCGCCAGCGCCGCCAAACAATCCACCAAGAGCCTTGCCGCCAAAATAAGACATCATGCCTGTGCTTATGGCTGTGCCAAGATCATCGCCTTGAGCAAGAGACCCAAGGCCAGATCCGATGGCCCCAGCGCCCAAGGCACCTAAACCACCCAACATGCCAGCGGCACCTAGCGCCGATCCGCCCAATCCCAATAATAGTGGTAAAGCCATGCCAGTCTCCTACTCCGATAGCGCCCGCATTCTGCTCACTAATCTTCTAGCACGATTTGGGACTTGTGTGTACCACCTCGAATCGACCATCTCGTCCGCAGCCTTGTTCCAATTCCTAGCATCAACACCAGCCTTCATACCCTTGAATTTGGAGAGACGAGGTCTTCCCATATTAAACATCATGTTGCAGATGATATGCTGACAGTCCTCGGGTAAATCATCAAAGTCTGGATACAGAACTTTGCACTCGTCTACGGTCACAGCCATATCAAGGTTAAACACTTTCTGCACTCTTTCCTGCTCAATCACTGTGCCTACAGGCTGATCGTACTCCTCGTCGTCCTTGGTAATAAGATGGCCAATTCCAAAAGTTGGTAGGTGGAGATGGTCTAAATATATTTCGTATTTGCAGCCTTCGTCCTCTGCAATCTCTGTCCTCAACTTGTCTATGTTCACTTGCCCCTCCCCATCTTTAGAAGGTTTTCAAGAAGGCTTCCTGTGGGCTTATTTGCTTCGTACTCTGCTCTACCTTGGGCCGCTGTAGGCGCTCCACCGGGAAGCATCCTAGCCTCAATCATCTTTCTCTTTTCTTCGGGAAGCATCTTAACCAAAAGCCCAATGCCGCCGGGGATCATTTCTGCAAGGCCCCTTGTTTTGCTTTTGGGCAGCGGAACATCGACCACATCACCCAAGTACGTCTCCTTGGGGCTTCCAAATGAATCAAGGCCATATCTGACCTCGCCTGTCTCTGGGTTGCCCCCCACTTCATCCCCAAAGATGTTGGTCCTCGCAAACGGATTGCGATACCTGTCATATGCAAGATTCATGAGGCCCCGTCTGGTCTTTTCATCCATGAGACCAGAGTAATCAATCTTGGACGGATCAAATTTTCCTGCTCTCGTGAACAATCCTTGAATGCCATAAGGATTGGCAAGGGTCATTTGATTCTGAGCAAAGAATTGCTCTTTAGTCAGAATGTCTTCTAATCCGCCAGTGGCCCCGTAAATAGCCTGCGCCACTCTCGCGGGATCATTGACCTGACTGAATACGTCAGTCGTATTCGCTCCCCCACCGGGATACCTTTCGCCGCCAGCATCAGTAATCTGCTGTGCGAGAGGTACTGGCTCTGATTTTCCTATACCCGGTTCTGGCATTACTTTGTGATCCCTTTTACCTTTTCTACAGTCCTGAGACCGCCAAGGCCCAACATGCCCAATAGAACAGTCATCAGGCTGTCCATATCAAAAGTCGGTAGCTCTGGTATCTCTATCCCTAAGTATGAACATATAAACATTGTGACAGGGGCGAGAACAAAATGCCATGCCATAGCGAAAGAAAGGCACCACCCAAGAAATGGACGCCACCCTGCAACGAATATAGACCTATGCTGCGCCTCTGCCTTGTTGATCTCTATCTGACCCATGTTGGCTTCGTGCATCTGCTTTTCGGCCATGGTCGCTATTTCGTGAGCGAGCTTTGCTTTCTGATCCTTGTCCTCTATAAATTTGTCCAGAAGGCCCGTAACCGGCCCGATTAACGCCTGTAACATTGCTAACACTCTCCCTTTTCTACTTGCCTTTGGCTATCCACGCAGTGGTCCCCATATAGGCCCCCACGATACCAGCGCCTGAAATGTAGAATAATGACGAAATTTCTGAAAGAGCCTGTATTCTCTCTATAGAAACCCACGGGGTGAACATGGCAAGCGTAAAAAGGCCCATGCCCATCAAGGTGAATCTTGCCATTCTTAACTGAGCTAGGCTCTTTCTCAGGTCTCTCTCTGTTTCCTTTATTTCCTTGGCATGCTCAAGCTCTTCATCTGTGACGACGCCATCGCCATCCATATCGTATTGATCGTATTTGCTCTCATTCTGTAGCTTCTTGCCGGTCATATCAGTCTATTTGTACTATGATACAATTTTGACGGTTCCACCATCGTTGAACAATGCGCCAGTTTCTAGGCCGCTAGAGCTAGTGGGCAAATCTGTCAACGTGATCTTTGTTGCCCTCATTTCACCGGGCGTTCTCTCTTGTGCAATAAATGTCTCCAAAGCACGAAGCAAATCAGCCATGTATGCAACATCGTATTGCTGTGGCGCTTCTGGCAGTCTGGGTGGAGGTATTTGAACTTGAGCCATTATTGTCTTCCATCTGCGCGAGAATCAACTCGTGGGCTTCCCAACTTCCATTTGGTCCCCACTGCTGTGCTTTCCACTCTCAATGCAAATGCCCTGCCCCTAGATCTTAAATGCAACTGCTCTGTAAATGTCTCTACGTCGCCTGATACAGAGCCAATCGCCGTGCCGGAATCTGTGTTGTCGAATGTAGCGCCGGGGAATCTTCTGGACTTTATGGTGAAGACTGCTTGTGGACTGCTGAGATTTGTAGAACCTATGAATGACAAATCAGGTATTACTCTCCTGATATAAGTAAACTTATCTCCATCACCTATATCAATACCGGCAGACTCAACAAACGAGGTCATAGCTGACCCATCATCATCAAACCCAATCTCGTGATTGTATATGTATTGACTGCCCGCAGCCATGGGATTTGACCTTGTCCCACGATCTAGCCATGCCGTTCTTGCCAGCGTTCCAAAATACCAAATCTGCTCCAGATAATTGTACACCACGTATCTGTCATTATCCGAAGCACTAGAAGAGGGATAAAACCAAAATATCTCACTAAACTCTGAATTTATTCCCGATGTGACTTTGTCAGATTGCGCTCTGTTAAAGTTTCCGAATACCTTTTCTTTTACAGTGCATGGCAGTTGTTGTGTGCGGCCAGAATATACATAGAAGTTATCTATTCCCATCCAATACACAACATCCTCTGTAGACACCGCTGCGTTTGGACCCATGATTGTGATGTTAGAGGCAAGCTGAGACAGGCCAAAAGTGAACGGAGGACCAATAAACTGCATAGAAAATAAAGCTGTATCCGTCCAAACAAGTATCTCACGCTTTGTCTCTACCGCCTGAACAAAGGTAGAGCCAGAACCGAGTCGCAAATCACCAGCAGTATTGGTGGATGTCGGGAAGAAATCGATTGGGTTTTCTTGGCTAGAAAAACGTATTAGCAGGGGGTCTTGCACCCCATCACCCTGTGTGGCGCTTGAACTTCCCCCCAAACCATCTGACCCAAATACAATAACGTGCCTGTCTTGATCGGACACAAGAACTTGTTTTGCCTTCTGCGGGACACTCGTTTTTGTGCCGCTGCGTGTAGATAGTTCAACAGCACGGCTAGGTAGGTTGTTTGTTCGATCCCAATAGTAGATGTTGCTATCCCGTGGGTTGATAAGCAGATCTTCACCAAAGTTGTCATGTGACCACAGACGTATCTGTGTCGTGGTTGTTAGGCCACCAGACGCGGCGTCACCCCAGCCAAAATAATCGTTAGCTGCACTCGCATTGCCAGATATCAAAGTTACGGTGGAGCCATTGGCGTGAGCAGCGGCTTCTGTGCCTGATTGGGCGCGTGTCACAGTGAGATCGTTAGTGGCGACGTTGGTGACTTCCAGTATCTCATTGTCAATCAATATCAGGTCATTGTTGGCAATGCCTGTGCCACTTGTCACGGTGAGCGTGGTGTCAGAATTGGAAAATTCGCCGCCTTCGTTAATCGTTGTCTCTAACGCACCCGCTGCCACACCGCCGTATAAACCAGCACCCCAACCCGTGCCGCCAACTGAAGTATCAAGACCTGTGTTAATTTGATATGCGCCGATAACGCTAGAACCGCCATTGCTTGTGTCACTAGAATTAGCTGCCACACTCGCTGTGATCGTATAACTGTTAACATTGATGATGCTGGCGATCTGATGTTCTGCATTCAAGATTGTGGCAGTGATCAATCCACCCAGAGACGCCGCGCCAGAAAACGTGACAAAGTCGCCCTCAACAGCACCGTGCGCTGTATCTGTAACAGTGATCGTGGCGCTGCCATTTGTAGCGGCAAAAGTTATATCACCGGCACTAGTGGTTACACGCAGAGGTGTAATGTCGTTAAAACCACCACCTTCTTCGATGTAATATTTGAGATGTGTGCCAATTCCAAGATAGTCTGAGCCGTCAAGAGCTATCCAGTTATGCAGCGCCCGTGCAGATCCAAGATACGTTGATGACGATAACTTCTCCCAACCGCCTAGCTTTTCTGGGTAACCCATCCGAAAGCGGATTTTGTCACAGTCTCGCCAGCCACCTTCGTTAGAGTACGAGGTGACCTCTTGGTTTATGCCCGGCCTAAACTGTAATTTTGTAAGTGGCATAGCTAACTATCCCCTTATCGCGCGTTTGCATATTTGAATGGCTGTTCAGCGAAAGCCATGTAAATGTATGTGCCGCCATCTGTAGCAGTGTCAGCTTGTCCTGAACGTAACTTTACTCCGTTCGACACAAAGTCAATTCCGTAATTGCTGGCACCAGTAACTTCAGCATTTGATAAATTTGGGCTTACTCTAGTGCTACCTACGTTAAACGGATCACGCGTGTTATCGTAAAGAACCCAATCGTATCCGTCTGCATTTACGCGTTTAATTAAGAACCACGCTGGTCTGAAACCTAGATAAATAAAACTATTATCTGCACCACCTACGGCAGCAAAACGACCAAACCTACTATAACCTTCTATCTCTGCAAAACAGTAAGCAATATATTCTTCACTTGTGTTATTTGAAGAAGTTGAATTTTTTACACTAAAAACGTCTGTTGTAGGAGCCGTGTCGTTGAATGCAGAGTCATCATCAAATGGATCAGCATTAGTAAAAAACATACCAAAATTTTGAGGAACGCCCTCTGATTCGTGATGATATATTAGCCATTCTCTATTTCCTGTGCCTCTGTTTTTAATGATTATCCACGCTGGAGCCTTTCCAAGTCCGTGTCCCACTGTGCCAGCGGAACCTGTGCCAGTGTATGCAACAACGCTAAATCCAGATTCAGCACTAACAGATACCAAGCTGGTGATTGTTCCGTCAGTATTGGTTGTTTGTGTAGAGCCGCCAGCTTTCCAATTCCATGCCACATAAGCATTTGAACTGCCATTTTCATTTACATATGTTGTGCTTGTTCCCAACGTAAAGCCATCCGCATCTAGGCTTGCTATTTGGGTTGCACCAGAAATTTCTGCTATATTACTATTAGAGAAGAGTAATTTAGCTACACCTCTCACCTTGTCCACTAAAATGTGATTGTTTGTGGCTACCCTATCTTTAATCCAGAGAAAATCAGGAGAAAATCCTACTCCTGTGATTCCTCTATTTGAAGAACCGTCACCTATGTAGAGAACCGTATTAAAATATTCTTTTGGATCATCGCCTTTATTCGGATCAATTGCAGGGTCTTGCAGATTGGCCGTTGAAAAAGATGTATATCCAGAAGGTGGGGTTGTTTCCCAATCACTAGAGTCATCTTTCAAAGTAAGCACGGCGGGAGTGCCAGCATGTATGCCGCCCACACCAACCGTAAGTCTGCTATTTGCTGTGAAGGTAAAGTGTGGGTTGGTGCCGTTCGCAATGTCAGGCGTACCGTTGACGGTTTGCACTGTACCGTTTAAAGCAAAGAAACCTTTGCCATTTGTGCCATCACCATCAAAATCTATGTAAACGCCGACACGATCATTTTGCGTGCGGTACTTGCTTGGCGAACCACCTTGATCTGATCCGTTGCTGCTAATTTCAGCGGGTGCGCTACCTGAACCGCCGCCGCAGTAAGACCCAACCAATGCGCTGTTTTGCGAACCGCTTCCAATGGCTGAAAAATCTTGCCCGTCATCAACAACAAAGACGCATTGACTGTCAGTGCTGTCGCCAGAATACGTAACGTCAAGATTAACTTCGCAATACGCCTTTCCCTCATTGCGGAATATTGTCATGGGACAACCCGAAAAACCGCTGCTACCAGATGTGAAAGTGATTGTCTTGTTGCCGTCAGAAAGTGCAGTGGCGTATCTTAGGTCTTTAACTAGAGCGTTAAAGGTAGCTGAGTTATTAGTTGGAGAATCAGGGCGTGAATCTTTGTACTCCAAACCTGTTGCCGCAAAATTATTTGCATTGCCTGACTGATCTAAATAATACGCATTGGTGCGGGTGTCCTTGAATGCCATATAAATATATTCGCCGGTGCTAGTATTTACGGCTGGAGAATCTGAGTTGAGCGTAAAGCCTGTGCTGGTTAAGGACAAGAAATCGTTTGTTGAACCTTCAATGCTGGTTAGGTTTGCGTAAAGCAAATCATCATTGCCTGCGGCGGTATTCGGAGAGCGGGTGTTGTCAACGATGTACCATGAGTTGGCTACATCTGTCCGCTTGACCATGAGCCAGCCTACTTTGAAACCCGTTGTGATAGTTTGCCCAGTAGAGCCGTTGCCAGTATAGCCACCTATTTTGCTGTAACCTGAAACGTCAACCCAACAATATGCCACATAGGTTTTAGTGCTTTCATTCACATCATCGAAAGTCCCTAGCGAAAACACATCTGATGTGGTCGCCGTGTCATTGAATGCCCCTACTGCATCAGTCGCCTCAACGGTTGAGTTTAATAATTGATAATCTGTCTCATCTACTGTTCCCGCTTTAGCATAGACGACCCAATTGCCATCTGCGCTTGTGGCTGATCTTGATTTTATAAAAATCATTGTGGGGGCGGAACCCAAACCGTGCGCTACAGTTGCACCATTCACACCCGTCCCAGTGTAGGTGACGATACTAAAGCCGTAGGTTGTGTTAGCTGATAATCTTGTAGCTGGTATGGTGCCAGCCAAAGCAGACCCCGAATTAGAACCGTCAATCTTGACAGAGCCTGCTGTTGGGACGTTACCAGCGCCTGCGCTGTTGTCCGTTGTGGGCGCACCTCCTGCTTGCCAATTCCACGCGACATAATTGTGATTATCACCACCAACGAGGTTAGCCCGTGTTGTATTAGACGGGTCACTGCCGCCATCAGTCCCTGCCTTGACTGTAAACCCATCAACAGTTATTGCTGAAACGCCGCCATTATTATTGCTGGTCGATTCTGCGTTCGGTGAGCTGGTGTGGATTACTTGTGTTCCGCTTGAAGTAATGCCTCTTACAACATCATATAGCTGATGATTATTTCCGTTTGTTCTGTTTTTTATCCAGACAAAATCAGGTTGAAAACCTACACCTGTGACCTCACCTGTCGTATCTTGAGGCGATGCCTTTGGTATCGGACCTGTGTATGCAACAGAACTAAACCCTGCGGCGCTGTTGTCGTCGGTAAAGTTTAAATAAAAACCATTGGTGCCATGACTGCCTGTGTATTGTTTTGATATCCAGATACCTTCTTTTGTTTCACCAAATGACGATGCGGTCAAAGCCGTGCCATCAACGTAGTGAAACTCAGCTAGATATGCGTCGAGGTTGTTGGCGTTGTTGTATATCCGTGCGCCTATTTGTATCGGATCAGTTGATCCAAATTCTGCCCAAGAAGACAGGCCACTTCTATTATCCGTACTGAACCCACCGCCGCCAGCGGCACTATCATCTTGATCCACTCCGTTAATATAAACCTTCAGCTTGTCAGCGGCAGTGCCGTTGTCGGCATCTGATTTGACGACGATGTTGTACCAAGCAGATGTGTCGCGGAATAGGGAATTTGTGTGTAGAATTGCGCTTCCATTATTTTGGATGCGTATGGTGTCATCTGACTGAAACTGAATGGAATCAGTGTTGCTGTCGCTTGATCCCGAACCCCCCGTTCCATCACCCGCACCCACATCAATGATATCTTGTGTCGTACTAAGTAAGTTACGCTTGATCCAAAATGATACAGTCCAGTCAGTGTTGCTAGTGCCTGCACTGTCAGGTGTAAATTTTAATCGACTTGTAGTTCCAGTTGCCCCTGTTGAGCCATCATTATTGAAACGCAGAGAACGCTTCAACAGATAATCATAGAACTCTGCCGTACCAAAAAACCCTAAACCACCTGCACCGAATGGGCCTGACATGAGAGGCTCCTAACTGAAATTCTTTTGCGGTGTGCCTAACAGGATACTGTCTGCGGCTATAACAACGTAAGGCACAAGATCAATTGCAGCAGCAGCACTAGATAAATTCAGTGTATTTACGCCACCTTTCGTCTTGTACTGTGTACCAAGGCTCACCTCGCGACCACCTGTGCTATCTTGAATGAAAACAATAAAGCCGGATTGTCCAACCTGTTCTGTGGTGGGGTTGTCGAGCGTTACATCGCCTGTCAACGTCAGCACAAAATTTTGATTCGCTGAAAAATCTAAAGTTACATTACCTGAGTTGCTGGTATCCGTGTTTGTGGTCGCTACCGCTGTGCCAGTGATAGACAGGCCATTCGCGGTTGTTGCGGCTTTGATGACATCATTGTGGTAGAGCGTAACCGCACCATTAAGATCACAGGTGATGTATTCCTCGCCGCTTGTGTTGCTCAACAACGTAATGCCATCGCCTTTTATATTAAGCTCGTTTGTTGCGTTGACGATGTTTGAATCAGTGCCGTCATGGTATATGGAAAGATCTGTACCTGCGCCAAAGGTCAAGCGATCATCAGATGCGCCACTGCTGTCGCCAAACGTGATATTCTTCGCATTAACATCCAAATTGCCGCCCAACTGCGGAGTCAGGTCGTTCACAATGTCTGGAGTGAACTCAGCCTTTTCAACCGCAGCACCAGCACCAGCGCCATCCGCAAAGATCCAAGCAATTTCACCATTTACTACAGAGGCGTTTGCGCCAGAACCTTGGCTGAATGTGGCAGTCTGACCAGACCCATTCTTTACCAAATACACCTTATCTTGATCATTGGGCGAAATTGTTATGGTATTTGTGCCTGACGGCGATCCCCCCAACACAAGAACCCGGTGACCGCCTTCCGAAAGGATGCCGTCCTCTGTAGTCAAGGTATGCGTGGTGTTAGAAAGAGTTACTGCTCCAACCCCAGAGACGGCTCTATCTATTATATCAAAGTTTAAATTTGTGGTTGTTCCCCACGTTCCAGCCTGCTCGCCAGAGCCGGGCTTTTCTATGCCAAGATTGTTTGTGTATGAAGAAGCCATTTAGTCCACCATTTCTGCCCATGATTCCGCACTAGTATCAGCGTCTAAGTCTGCCCACGTATCGCCATCATGCGTCACTTCTGTCCATGTGTCACCAGTGTGGGAGATGCTCGTCCATGACTCGTTACTTCCCGAAGCGCCAAGATTTGTCCACGTATCACCTGTGTGCGTAACTTCTGTCCATGTATCTCCAGCATGTGTAACTTCTGTCCATGTATCACCAGTGTGTGTGATTTCTGACCAAGTGTCGCCCGTATGACTTATCCCCGCCCATGATTCACCAGTGCCGGATGCGCTCAAATTAGCCCACGTATCTCCTGTGTGCGAGATTTCAGACCAAGTTTCAACAGATTGTTCTGCGTCAACTACAACAAATTTTATATCACCTTGCGTGGATTGTAGCATTAGAAGTGAAAGATCTGAAGCCCCCACAGCGGTCAGGCTTCCAACAGCCTCTTTGATGAACCCAAACTCTTGTTCAGACACAGCAACTTGTATGTGTGTGGGTACACTGGTTTGATCAAACGCAGACGACATGTCGGCGTCTGCCGTCCTAAGTCTAGTGCCTTGTGATGTTTGGGCTGTGTTCAGAGATTGAGAGGACGCCCCTATCAATATCTTCGTGCCAATGCCCGTCTTTACAAAGTTTGACGATACAGAGGACGTTCCTACGAGGATGCCAACACCAACTGATAAAGCTGAAGCTGCGCCGCTTATCTCTGATGCGCCGCTGAAAGTTGCATTTGCAGCGGTTGATTGCTCAAACAAGGATGAAAAGGTCGCTGAATCAACAATAACCGCCACACCATTGGCAGTTTGTGTAAAGTTAAATGTTTGCGTAGACACACCTGTCAGTATCTTTGTCCCAACTCCAGTTTGTGTGAAGCTGGCAGACTGGCTAGAGGTCGCTGGCCGTATCAACCCACCTGTAGCTGTTTTGATGAAGTTCAGTTCTTGTGAAGAAATGCCAGTTCGGATACGTAACGCGGATGCCGTCTCTGTAAATGCGGCGGACTGTGATGAGCTTGCAACTCGTATGCCCGTCCCTATTGATGTCTTTGTAAAGTTTAGATCCTGTGACGATACGCCTGAGAAAACACCAACCGCTGATGCAGTTTTTGTAAAGGCCGAGGACTGTTCAGATATGCCGGACAAGATTTTTAGTGCAGATGCTTCTTGAGTGAAGTTTGAAGATTGAGACGATGATCCGGTTCTTAATCGTGTGGCTATGGTTGTTTTGGCAAAGTTTGATGACAAAGAGGATGATGCAAGCAGAAGCCCCGTTGTATCGCCACTAACTGTCTGAGTAGATGATGTAACGAAATCTGCGCTGCTTACTAAAATGGCTGTAGGCGTGGTTGTCTGGGACAAGTTTGCCGATTGGGATGAGACGCCTGAAAGCACCCCAATGCCCGATGATGTCTTTGTGAACGCAGCAGATGCTGTGGCTGTTCCAGCAAGCACCCCAACACCCACAGACGCCGATGCAGATGCACCATTTAAATCTGCTGAAGAGACTAAAATTCTGACGCCATTGCTGCTCTGATCAAACAGAGATGACATCGACGCAGAGTCAACTAAAACTCCAATAGCCGTGGCTGTTTGATCAAAGTTTGCAGATTGCGTTGAGGTCGCGGTGCGTAATCGAGTGCCTATAGAGGTCTTTGTAAAATTAAGATCCTGTGAAGAAACACCAGATAAAGTACGAGACGCAGAACTCGTCTTCGTAAAATTAGAAGATTGAGACGACGCCCCAAGCCGCACTCTTACTGCCGCTGAAGTTTCAGTGAATGCAGATGATTGTTGAGACACGCCCGTCTGTATCCGCGTTGGCGTGGTCGTTTGTGTAAAATTTAAATCTTGGGAGGAGCTGCCAGACAACACCCTTATGGCAGATGTTGTTTTGGTAAAGTTTGTATCTTGCGACGAAGCCCCTGACAGGACGCCGATAGCATTAGTCGTTTTAGTAAAGCTAGATGTAAGCGTGGCATTTGCAGCAATAACGCCCACACCCACAGACAAAGCAGAAGATGTTCCGCTTAAATCTGCACCTGTGACAAGTACCCCAGATCCAACGCTAGTTTGTTCTAGAGAGGACGACAGCGTGGCCGAATCTGTTAAAACGGCTACCGCAGACGCCGTTTCGGAGAAGTTAGCAGATTGAGACGATGAGGCTGTTTGTACCCTAGTACCAATTGCAGTTTGTGTGGAATCTAGACTTTGAGACGAAACTCCAGAGAGTACGCCAACACCAGATGATGTTTTGGTAAAGGCAGACGATTGTTGGGAAACACCTGTCTGTATTCTTGTGCCAATAGAGGTTTCGGTGAAATTAGCAGACAGGGAAGCTGAAGCGGTTTGCACTCTGGTGCCGACCGCCGTTTCAGTGAAAGTAAGATCCTGACTAGAAGTGCCGGAGAAAACACCCACACCAACAGAGGTTTTGGTAAACGAGAAAGACTGTTCTGAAATACCAGCTTGTATTCTCGTGCCAATAGAAGTTTCGGTAAAGTTTGCAGATTGAGATGCGGTTCCAGACAGCACACCTATGGCTGACGCTGTCTCTGTGAAGTTTGCAGATTGAGACGCAACACCACTTAAAACACCGATAGCATCTACGGATTCTGTAAAATTAGATGATACGGTTGATGCGCCAACAAGCACGCCAACGCCCACATTTACCGCAGAAGATGTGCCAGATATTTCTGCAACAGCGGACGCGACATTTATTGCCGCGCTTGTTTGAGTAAAGTTTGCAGAGAGGCTGGCAACTGCTGTCTTTACAGTACCAGTGGCGGCGGCGGGAGCCGCTGCAAAAGGTAGTTCTGAAAATGCAGAAGTTGAAAACAATTTTAATTCCTAACTTTATGTCAGGCTGTTACATCCAAGAAGTATTCACTGGAACCCATATTGCTCCCATATCTTGCTTCCCAGAACGTCAAATCTCCGGGGCTAGCACTTAGAGTTATTGAAGGGCTTCGTAGCCAAAACTCAGTGCCATTGTAACGACTAGTTACTTCGGTATACAGGTAGAACCCAGATGAAGTTCCAAGCGTGTGATCGACACTTAATCCCGTACCACCCGAACCTGTTCCATTGGCATCTCTATTCCACCTACCTGTGGTACTTGCAGTAGCTACATCTACCCAGCTAATACTACTGTAAGTAAAGGTTTGACCCAAAGAGGTTGCAGCCGATGTTTGCCATCCAGTGGCATTGCTGTCAAAGTTGTAAGTAGTCCCATCTATAGTCACATCATCAATTTGAAAGTCACCTCTGAAACTATTTCCTGATGTGTATTTAACAACAAAATAAACCGTATTTCCTGCATACGCGCTTATGTCAATCGTTTGTTGATTCCATGATGAGTTTTGTCCAGTAATGCTTAGAAGACTACTTGAAAAACCAACCGGCTGTCCTTGTGTTTGGAACCATACCAGATTAGGACCAGCATAAACCTTAAATATTTGCGTCCCTCCTACATGAATTTCCGTCGGGGTAACGGAACCTATTTTTATATTCGTCATAGGGGTTAAAAGTTCAGCAACTCCTATGGCTGTGGTCGCAACTACACCGGCGGCTATCGGAACGACGGTTTCCCCGCCTATAGCAATAACAGTTCCTAAACTGATTGTAGCTGAAAGAGACGGCAGTAGAGGAGCGTCAGTAGTAGCTACTATTGTTCCTAAATTTGTAGTAGCAACTAAAGTAGGTAAATATACAAAAACCGTTGTTTCGGTGTAGGTTTCATCAACAAAACCGAGAGAACTAACAGTGCTAGTGTCATAGAATCCTAATGCGCCTACTCTTGATATTGGCATTTTAGTATGTCTCTATAGCGGCATTGGTTATGTAGTATTTTTGTATGTTTGTATTACTCGTAAAATCTAAACGTATACCGACGATGACACTTGTTATCTTCTCCTGACCGCTTGTTTGTACGTTCGATAAATTTAGTGTTACTGTGGTTGTCGATGAAGGATTACCACCGGCAGATATAGCCGTAGCCGACGAACTATAAACACGGAAGTTGTCACTTTGCGTATCATCTCTGTGCCAAGCTCGTAAAAGAATAGAACCTGCGGCTGAGTTACTAGCACCATCCGCGTAAGCAGACGATACTGTAACTCTAAGGTTGCTTACCCCGGCGGTGTAGGTTGGCACAGAAAGTTCAAGTGGAATCCAAGACTGCGTAGATGCACTTGCAGTATTGCCAGACCACTGCCCAACCAACACACTCGTACTGCTTACAACATCATTATATAGAAGAGCGCCATAATTAACTCCTGCGGTATATGGGTCACCTATGATTGATAAAGGTTTGCCATCAAAATCATTACTTTCAGCACTAAAAATTGAATATTTAGGAGCATCTGTTGCCCCTAACGCTGTACCTGTGAGAACGGCAATATTGTGCGCGGTTGTTCTATAATCATTAGTGTTACAAGTGAGTTCTAGTAAAGAAGTATATTCTATCGGATTAAAGCCTGTTCTGCCTAAGACAGACTCGAACCATGAATTTCCTGTCCCGACATTTTTTGTTGTAGTGAATAATTCTGCACCCGAAGAACTTGAATTTAATGTAGCCCCTCTGGATGGCCCTATTGTATTCGATAGAGAGACGTTTGCTAATGGTGCTGCGCCGGGTTGTTTAAGGCCGGTCTGGTATGCCTGACCGTTTCCGTATATGGGGTCTGCATCTATAGTAATTGCGGTAGTATTATCCTCTGCAATCATGTAGTAGACGCTATCCTGCAAAAACGTCAATGGTCCGACGCCCGAAGTGGCAAATCGTATTATGCGGTTATTGCCATCAGTTCCATCCCAAGTAGGACCATAAAAGTTACCAAAAGACATCGCGTGATTGTTATTAGAATTTAATACGTAAATGTAACTCCAATTACTTACATAGTTTTTAATTATGCTCGAACCCGTGCGACTCGTATTACTGGTGTGTTGATAAGTTATATACGGCGCTCCAGAATATTGCTTACCTCCGCTAACCATGGGCCATGTAGTGGTGCTGCCGGGATATGTGTCAACATATAAGTAAAATTGCCAATATGTTGCTACAATTAATTGTGGAGCAATGTGATCAGTTGCTTCTACCCTTGCGTCAAGGTCTACAACTTCGACATAGACTCCGTTATAACTATTAACACCAGAAAAACCATAACTACGAACAACAAGAAGACGCTCACAGTCTAATTTAATTTTGTTATTAGCATTACCGAGAATATAAAGATTACCACTACTACTGCCGGCTGTTTCAAGAATGCTATAGCCACCTTGAGCGGTTTCGCTTGTCCATCCGGCTGACAATGTGACCTTGTAACTAATATTAAAAAAATAAATATTAGACGAGTGAGTTATGACGTTGGCGTATGTATCTTTGACTCGAAAAAGTTCAATACCCGTATCACTTGCAGAACCGTGACCCAGTTGAGTTTTTACAACCGCATGATGAAAAGTGCCAACTGGGGTATTTATTCTGGAGGTGTTGTTCCCATACCCAACGAAAAAAAATGGATGACTCCAGTTTGGAAAGTAAGTTGATATGTCGCTATTTTGAAATGCAAAACAACAAGATTTAGTAGTGTTTAGAGTATCAACAAAATCTGTATTGCCTGTTACTGGAGTTAAGTAACCGTATAAATAAGTATCCACACCCCCAGTACCGGGGGCGTAAACATTACCCATTGTTTCAAACAGTGTACTGAAAGAAAGTCCCTTAATGCGAAGCTCGTCGCCATCCGCAAAGGAAAAATTTGTAACTGTGGAGCTAGTGCCAGAAAAATCTAAAAGTGAATATGGTGAAGCATACGCACCATCTCTGGTGGAGGTATCGGTAGTACCGTTACCTTGGGTGGTAGCCTCAAGAAAAGGGTCTAACCAATAAGTTGCCATTATTCACCAGCCTTAGTTCTTTCATTTTGCCATTTTTCATAAGCCTCTTCACAAGCACTTAGAATTGAAAGCAAATCCATTTCCTCTATATCCGTTATCTCTTCAAAAACAGTGACATCTTCGCTTCCACGTTCGTCTCTACAGCGAATCTTTACAAGAGGTAATGGTGTAGAGAGAAGTATGTACTCTGATTCAGAATGAAAATTAAGCATGTTCAGCCCGTTACAAAATAAATAGTGTTGGAATCAGGACTGCCGGGGAGGGATGTCACAACAGAAAAGTGGTAGTTGTCCACCGTGTCTGCGTTGGTGGCACTTACGCCGAGATTGGCAACAGTTGATCTTTTAAGAACACCACCGTCATTAACTAAAACATGATCGACCTCTGAGCTACTAGACACAGTTGCAGGGGCATCTGCATTAGCCGTGCCTATGAGAGTACCCGTGACCGATGGAAGTGTAGAGGTTACATCGCCTGCAAAATCTGCGTGAGCGGGAGCTTTCAACGCGGCATAATGAGCATTTGAACTTTCGCAGTAAAGCCGCACCTCTGATTGTGTGCCGCCGTTTTTCAGGGCAATAACACCACCCTCAGTTTCTAAATGATCACTAGAATTTAGAAACACAGCTTTCTCTGCTGGTTGTGTACAAAAGATATCGCGTGTGCCGGATGTCCAGTTTACAGCATTGTCACTGTTGCTGGATTGGAGAATCGTTGTACGGGCTAGTGTCGTACCAGACGCGGTATAGGTGCCAATACCAACCTCGAAATTGGTGCCATCAGTGCAGCAATAGTAAGTTGTATTAGAGTTACCTATCTCAGAGAACGCTTCAAAACCGGTTGCTGCACCCGCAAGGGTATAGGTGCCTGTCCCTGTGGTTGTAGTCGTTTCTTTAATTCTGTCTTTCAGAACAAGCGCCATTGAATATCTCCATCTATTCGATACGGATTATAGCGTTAGCACCATTTGTCCCTACTGCTGGAAACTGAATTGTAAGATCGCCAGACGAAGCTGAAATTCCAGAGCCGCCAAAAGCTATAACAGCTATAGCTTTATTTCCATTTGTTGAGTTGTAGATAAGACAGCCCTGTGCCGATGTAGTCACATTTGAAAATGTTGTATCGGCTATGTCTACATAGGCCCGGTTACCCGTCTGATCGGTGGTAACTGTGACAGTGCCTGAGTTCACCCCACCAGCGGAATAGTTTGAGCCAGACGCTTCGTCGCTGTTGCCGGTGACATCAGAGTAATTCGTTGTGGTCGCGTTATAAGTGCCAGACTCGCTGGTCTTTATAAGCGCGATCTTCAACGTATCGCTGGCAAGGTTGTGACCCTCTTGCAAGAGTTCACCCTTGAAGCTGTTACATAGAGCCGTCGTGATAGTCATCTTACTTCAGTTCGATGGTTAAGTTTCCTGCATTGATGCGGAAGATGTCGCCACTGGCGATAGCCTTATCGGCGTCCAACTTGCCAATGAACAAGACGTTACCACCAGAGCCAAGAACGTCTAAACTGTCGCTTACGTGCGTGGCTATGAACACATGGGTAATCGTGTTGTTTGTCCCGCCAGATGCTGGAAAACTAAGATCAGCAGCGGTTGTACAGGTTTGAGTATCTGCTGTATCTGTGGTTAGGGTCCAACCCGAGGCCGCAACCTGTTGTCTTGCATAATTTGAGAAGGTGGCCTCAGTGATTGAAGGCGCACCCGATTCACCCGTCGTATCGCCAAAGTTACTTACCGCTGTTGCCAGCCCAACAAAAATGTTGTCGCCCGGTGAACTAAAGGAAGCGGCATTGTTTTTGAAAATAAAGCTAAGAAGCCTGTTTTCCAAAAAACTGGTTGCTGCATTTGCTGTTGCCATCGTTTCTACTCCTTATGTGCGGGGGCGTTCTGGCAGACCCCTACGGTAAGCGTCTGTATTCTCTCTTGCCTCTGCAAGATCTTTCAGCCTGTTAAGGGCCTCAGTAAACTGCTTATCATATGTTTCTAACATATCAGGCTCCCCCTTCATGTAAATATACGCCTCATACAATGAACCGTAAAGAAGCGCCTTGGGGGCGTTGGTGCTTAACCATGTAGTACCACTTTCTGCTCCAGCAGTCAGTGATGCTGGCCTGTAGAAATAATGAAACTCACAAACATAGTTGCTATCCGGTGTAGGGCCTAACAAAAGGTTATCGACATCAAATCTAGCGTAATACAGGGGAGTTCCGGTTGATGTGGAGTTTGTGTGTGCCTCTTGTATGAAGTTAATATCCTTTGGCAAGAGAAACTGTTTTGAGCTTCCATTTGTTATAGATAAAGAAAACGAAGCCAGAAAGTCTGTTGGAAGAGATAGAAACGGATCGTTTTGACTTACTGCACTTGTGGCGTTCTTACGGAAATACTCAAGATCGACCATGTAAAAGATGCGATCTTCTGCCGTGCGGATAAACCTAGAGATGTTGTTTACAAACGTCGTCTCTGTGTTTTCAGTAAAATCCTGAATAGCCGTTTTGAGTTCTGCGAAAGTAAGCGACATTTGCCCCTCTTATGCTAACGGCGTGACAGGACCGGCGCTTGCTATACCGCCGCCCCCGCTCTTGTTGCCAATGTTTGCCGCATCACTAACAGTGAACGTATAGGTATCAGAATCCACCTTCGTTATCGAATATCCAGACGATGCCTCGACAACGGCCTTGGTTATACCATCAAAATTATCAACACCCCTAAATCTTACGGTATCAGATGTGCTTCTTCCGTGATTTACCTCTTTCACGGTTATGACGCTAGATCCCGATGATCCTGTTGTAAAGGGATCACTGCCCAACAATGATATTGACTCTGGCTCCTCTCTATCTGGCCTTGACTCCCTCAGTGACTGAGGATCATCAACCCTGACCCTTCCCAGAAAGTTCTGAGGGTGATCAGGATCAACAACATCAAAGCCAACCTTGAGGCCGGTCTTTACGCCATTCTGATACTCGTCAACAAGCTGATCCAGAGAGTATCTGAATCCTGTCCTGTCGCAAAAACCAAATGCGTATTTGCCTCTGGCGTTAGTCATCATTTGTACCCGCATACAAATTGTCGAAGATCTGAGTCGTATCCAAGGTGTAGTCCAGATCAGACTTTGAGTAATGCACATATTGGGAAGGAAGGAAGTCAGGCGCACCCTCTCCCGTCTCAAACCATGCGGGATGCGTCACTCTCACCCTGTTGTTTGGCAGAGCCACAATATTGCCTGTCCACTTTCCAGCGTCCAGAAGCTCAAGAACATGGCTCTGCTTGTGTTGTGCGGGGTCATCCGCGATCTCACTGTCTGTATAATCGACAGTAAAATAGTATTTTGCTGGATAGAACTCGCCGTCTATTTTTGCCAGCCAAGGGCAGGGCGTAGCCCTATCCATGACATACACCGAATGATTCCTAGACGAACAGTCCCATGGTTGCGCTGCATGCACAGGCATTGGCTCAGGCCAATCTTCAAACAAAGTGTCCCCAGCCAAAGCAGTAATCGGCATCCTAGCCCACATGGCACCGCCATGGACATTCAGGCCACCGTCATCATCGACCTCACAGCCGGTAAATATCATCTGAAAGCTCAGACAACGGTTTGGAATTGTAGTTACTGCGATTGCCATAGCATGCAAAAACTCACCATGATACGCGCTGTGATTATGGGTATACTCACGGCGCACCCAACATTTGAAGTGGGGTATATTGCTTTGTAGATACGGCATTAACCTGCTCTGCCAAACCTCTTACCCCGTGTCGCCGCGCCAGCACCACGAACAGTGCCGCCCTTAGACATCCCCTTTTTCTTCATCATGCCGCCCATAGCCCTTCTGCCATCACGACGGCTGGGCTTCCGCTTCTTATCATCCGGTATAACTGGAGTGGCCCCTCTGCCGGGAGAACGCTTTCTAGTTGGCTTCGCTGGCTTCGATGTTGGCACCGGAACCTTCTTAGCTGCTGCACGCTTCGCACGAGCCTTCTCCATCGCGGCCTTAGAGCCGTCCTTAGACGCCTTTACCGTGGCCGCCTTAGTGGGAGACGCTGTGGTCCTCGTCTGCGCCCTCATGCCCCTCGTAGCGGCCTTCTGGGTGCCTTTGTCCTTAGAGCGCAGCATATTCATCTGTGTCTTGGACAAACCAGCATATGGGTTCTTAGAAACAGCCCCAGAGCCACCCGGCTTTGCAGTGTTTGGAATCTTGATACTTTGGCCGACACGAATCATGTTTGCGTTCTTGATGCTGGGATTCGCATCAAGCAGGGCCTTGAGGGTCAGGCCCTTCGACTTTGCAATCTGAGACAGAGTATCGCCAGACTTGACCTTTACAGATCCGCCCTTGGCATACCCCTTCTTCATCATGCCGCCCTTGGCCATCTTGCCTTTACCGTCAGCAGCGAAGAATGGAACCTTCTTACCGTCTTTTTCAACCATCTTGAGCTTGCCACCTTTGGCCATGCCCTTCTTTTTCATAGCGCCACCCTTACGATAGCTCTTCTTTTTCATGGCCATTTTAGCCTCCTGCATAGAATGTGTTGTATGGCACGAACTTGATAGATGATGAATCAGTATCCTCACTTGCCGCAAGCTCAAACTGGAACTCGTATTCCTGCTTGAGAGGTGCCACACGATCCGACACTTCGGGCCTTTTCATAGCTATGTAGTAAGCAAGCCCAGACGCCAAGCATGGAACAAACCTTGGCGGCATGTCAGCCGTAGTTCCGATGCCAGACGAAACTCCAGATATTCCCTTGAGTCTGTAATAGAAGAGTGTGTAGGTGCTGAGATCAGGAACAGGCCATAGTGTCACTGCAACTGATGTCGCCTGACGATCTACAAAAATCTGGTTAGGGCGTCCCTGAGTGTTTTTAGAGCTTTGTTTAGCATACGTCGAAACGCTGATGCGACTGACATTGGTATCGACTTGAGATGTTCCACTGCCGGTTCTAATTTGATGCTCAATGAGATCAATCGTGTCTGTAGGGAGCGTATAAGTTGCTGTCCCTGCTGTGAGAGCCTGCGTACCAGACTCAATAGTCCAGAGATTAAGTCCACGGTTTTGCCACTCCAATGTTATTAGATTGAGGCTTCTACGGGCTGTCTTGAGGTCATATCCTGTAGTCATCTGAAGACCGGCCCTCTCAAAGGCTTCTTCAAATATCTCGGGAAGATCAGGCGTCACTACCGACATTATTTAGTTCTCCTGTGCGCTCTGGTCTTAGCGGCAATCTTCTTCGGCTGCTTGGAAACCTGTTTACCGGCTTTAGTAGCTTTCCGCTTGGCTCTTGTGGTTGCCGCATACTCCTTGGACGACAACGACTTGATAGCACTAGACGGTAAATATCTCTCCCCGGTAGCTTTTGGACCCTGCGTGGACGGTTTGCCACTTTTCGTCCTCCACTTCTGTTTGGTCCAAGCCTTCAGACTCCTCTGCGGTGCTTTAAGGCCCATCAGTTCATCGCCTCTTTTATTGCATTTAAAACGTCTCTAATGCTAACAGGTTTGCTATTAGGTTTATACTCACACGTTATATCTCTTGGACAACTGGTGGAGCCGCCAAGATGCACCAGCTCTTGTGTATTGTTCGCACCTCTATAGAGGCATACCCAGTCTCCGTCTATTTTTTCATAGGCAGCAAGCCTGCATGTGATCATTTCTTTTGCCACGGCTGTATGGGCCTTTAACAACAAGATAAACCCAAATAAAGCAGCCGCACCAACACCAATCATCGCCACCCAAGCAACTATCTCGACAAACTTACGGCGCTTTTCACGCTGTGCATAAAGCGTTTCCTGCCGCTGCTTTCTTATTTTTGCCTCTGTTCTAAGCAAATCCTCCCATGCCGACATGCCCAAAGTTAGGCTGATCCACTGTTTGAGATCGTCGCGTTGCTTTGTAGCGCGTCGTTTATGGGCGAATATTTCCATCGCTTCCTGTTCGACTGATTTCCCAGCAAACAGTTTTTTGAATATCGGTGGATTCTTTGCTTCCTTTTCTGCTTGATCAAGATCACTGAGAGCGCCCATCCACCTGCCAATATCTGACATCATGGACTCAACATCTCTACCGATTGCAAAGCCCTTTTTTATGGTGGCAAAGCTCGCAGAGGCCAGAGCCATTGCGCTTGCGGGATCAACCATCAGTACACCTTCGTTTTGCTGTCAACCATCTTCGGCAGACAATATGACGTTACCTTTTCTCCCTGTTTGTGTAGCTTTTGAGCAAAATAAACACACTCGTTTAAGTTCTCAAAATACATGTCGTTACTGATAAGGCGCTTATCATCCCCCACTCCTAAAAAGACGAATAGAAGAAAAGCGTGTTTCATGCCTAAGACTTATATCCTCCACCAGCCTTTTTATAGGCAGAAGCCATCATCTGAGCTTTTCTCGCACTCCACTGACCGGGAGCGCCGCCCTTTCCTCCAGCCTTAATTCTATTGAATATTCTCTTTCTGAGGCCCGGCTTTGTGTAGTTTCCAGACTCGTTTACACGAGACTTTGTGCCGCCAGATTTCATGGCAATAGGCTTTTTATTGTTCTTGCAACGCATCTTTGCCGCTCTCATTAGAACCTCCTATGCCCTCTTGTTTACTTTCCTTGCCGTTCTTGTTCTTTTGAACGACCTGTTCTTCGATGCGGGAACGGCCCTGAGATTTGATTTTCTGTTATCTCTTGGGTTTCCATTCTTATGAGCAACGTCTTTGCCGTCACCCCTCTTCACCTTGCCAGACGCAAGCATCCTGTTTCTTGCCGTGTTCCTAGCAGCCCTGCGCTTCTTTTGCGTAGTTGTGGACTGGTAGTTCTTATACTCAGACTTGTAGTTGCGCTTACCGCTCGGTGACAACTGACGCCCCATGGAAGCTCGCGATATTGTCATCGTAGCTCCTTCCTGTGAACTCTTCCCACATTGGTTTCAGCATGTTGTGTAGCTCATCGATCTTCTGACTATTGTCATCGATCTTTACAGACATGACAGCAACGCTCTTGTCCACGCCTATCAGCGTAGAGGATATCCATGTAACTCCAGTAGCGCACATGCCGACAACGGACACGAACAAAGTTCCGGCTACGAATTTAGAACTCAGCATTTCCATCTTTTCCTAGCCTGACGAAGTCTGCTGTTTGGGTTCTTTGCAGCCTTCGGGAACTTTTTCATTTGCCCAGCAGAACGAGCGCAGAAAGACTTCCTGCGCTTCGCCGCTTTGCTGCCGGGTTTTACCTTGCCTGTAACCGCTGTCTTCAGCTTGCTACCGGGGTTCTTGCGCCTGTAAGCCGCAACGCCAGCCTTAGTCATGCCAGCGCCAGACTTTGTGGGACGGAAGTTCTTCTTGTTTCTAGGGGGCATGCTAGCCTTACGCTCTGCCATGACAACCCCTAAGAAAGAAACACCGTCACACTAGAACAATTTGTCAGATCCAGATAAACATCAGATTCAAACAATATTCCGTTGTCAGGAATATTCACCGAGAACGTGTTGGATGTACCGAAGGCAACATCTAACTTTGTCGTCCCGCTAGAACCCCCGTCCTTGAGAACGACTTTGGGGTGGCCTGAACTTGCTGTCTGTACTGAGATCTGACGCACACGAACTCTGCCATCGTACACCGTAGCGTCCGCTGTTTTGGTTACCGCGAATACATCAGACATCGCCATTACAGCCTCCTATTTTAGCTGTCAGCGAAGGGTGTTGCCGCGCTACCCGATCCTACAAGGACGCCCTGCACAAGATACACGTTGTCTTCGATTGCAGTGATCTCAACGTAAGATCCCTTGTCTCCACCAGTGGTGGTTCCATTCATCGAGATAACATCGTTAGTTGCACCCGGTACAAAAGTTGAAGAGGCATTACTGCCGCCCATAACTTCTAGGGAGCCAACAAACTTGTCTGTGCCGTCAGTTTTGATGTCACAGTCTGAAGAGTCTGTGCCTACAAAGAACGTATAACGAGCGCCAAGCGTGTCCGTTGTGATTGTGGGGAGGGTGATCGCGCCGTCCGCATCATTCACCTTAATGATGCGCCCGACATGATCGTCATAAGTGAGAACAGTTTCTGCGGTGATGTCAACCATCGCATTAGCGCCTTGGGCGGTAAACCCGCGCTGGGACCGTACTGGACCCGAAAAGGTAGTTTTAGCCATGTGATACTCCTGTCTTGGCTGGTGTCAGCTTTCGCTGTCAGGGCATCTCATACCATACCTCAAAAAAAAAGAAGCCGCAATGCGCGGCTTCAGTTAGGAGGAATCTGATACAGTATTCACTATACATCAATATTATGCAAGTTGAAGGGGCAAGCCGAAGCCTGCCCCTTCTTTTTTGTACTATGGTACAATCAACCCCCGCGAGAGGCGAACATACCAAGTGGATCGGATACACCGAAGCTGTAACGCTCACGAGCCTTGTACCGTACATTTCCGGTATCAAAGTCGCCGTCCATAGAGGTTGCCATAGGCGTCCTGACAAAGTGCTTCATTCCGTTAGGAACGTCAGTTGTCAGGTAGAAGGCGTCAGTATCGGTCAGATAGTGGTTGACGCGATACCCCTCTGGGATAGAGCCGTTAGAGCGGATGGCGTTCAGATCGTTGTCAGCAGTGCCGACACGCAGATCTGTTTCCAGCAAACGAGTCGCCACAAACATCAACGCAGGCGGAACGATCAGCTTACGAGGACGCGCTGCAATCAGAAGGCCACGCTCATCTACATAAGCTGCGATCTTGATTACCGCGTCTTCCAGTGATGTCTCGTTCAGGTCAACATCTGTGGTGGGACGGTTTGCGTTATTGCCACCAGCTACAGTCGGGTGCGAGGTGCTGAACAGGGTTACGCCATCTCCAGAGTTGAAGGTGGTGAAGCCGTTGTTCAGCAGTGCTGCTGCCTTGACCTGCTTGGTGTACGCCATGGCCCGTGCGAGAGCCTTGGTGTAACGAGCCGAGAGAGCATCGTACAAGTTGTCTTCCATGGCCTCTTCGGTCACAGAAAAGCCCATTGCAACCGTTTCGTGGTTGTAACGAGCGGTGTACGACTCTTGCGCCGAATCGAAGCTGATAGCCGAACCTTCAGGCTTAACTGGCGCTGCGCCAAAGCCCGATAATTTGACTTCCTCTTCAAAGCTACGCTCTGAATTCTCCGTTTCGTAGATCTCAGCATGCTCGTTTTCGTACTTCTCGTACTCAAGACCAAACAGTGCGTTAAGACCGGGGAGTAGCTCTTTCAGGAGTTGTGCGCGTGTAATAGCCATTTTCTACTCCTTACGCCGAGCCAGTTGCAAGTGCATGCTGATGGTAATTAAACTTACACACCAGAATGGGGAAAGACGTACCTTTCTCGTCGCCCTGATCACCGCCAAGATAGTCAATAATCCGAATTGGATTTTGAGCATCTGTGCTGATCTCAGAGATGTCCAACGCCACGCGGCTGACTTTCAGCGAGGTGTTAGGAGCAGTTTGGACGAGAAGAGTGTTCTTGCCATAGATATCACCTGTATTAGTCGGCGCACCATCAGCTTGGATGGTGAACAGAACATTCGGATCATCTACGACATACGCCATGATATCGGAAGCAGCAGTGCTTGCCGGATATAGCTGGCTGAACGTCTTTTGATTGCTGTTCGGATCTGTGTACGAACAACCAAGGAAGATACCAACGATATCGATCTCAGTCGAATCATCGCCAGTGGCGGACTGCTTTTCGATTGTGGTGGCCGTGCCACCGTCAACCAGATGGACGATATCCCCTGTGGCAATCGCTGTGCCATAACCCGAAGCAATCGGGTACTGGCGGAAAACCTCAAGAGAACCGCTGTCAAGACGACCAATCGGGCGCAGACCGGAGGGAGCGGCTACTGAAGACATGTGTCTCTCCTTCTAATCAAAGCCATTTTACAATGGTAAGCGCCCCATACGGGTTACTTACCAAACGAAGTTTTAGTCGTGCGCTCTGGATTTAGAACGGGCATGCGTGGATCAGACTGACGGAGATAACTGTTATCAACAGCATCCTGTTGATCTTGGTTCATCTGTTGGTGCGCGTCAGTTCGTGAATCAACGTATTCTGTAGAGTTTTCGCAGAGGAGCAAACCTCCGACCTCAACATTACCCTGAAAACGAGAGTCGTGATCAGGGATGACCTGTAACTCTGGATGATCTTCTGCCTTTACCGGGGTCCACCCATTTCGGAACTTGGACGACACGTTCTTGTTGTCCGTCTCACCCATGATCGATGTTCGTACCCAGCGGTACTCAACACCCTCACGAGGCTCTGGATCAGGCAACGTGGTCGGCCTTTGCCATGTCTTCTTGCGCTCTTGCTTGTCTCTTGACTCGTTTGAGCGAGGTGTCCGGTTAGACATTAGATGCCTCCTTCAAAAGTTGCGCCGCGTATTGTTCGGGAGTTACTCCAAGCCTCTTGGCGAGAGAGACTTGAGTCGAGGTCAGTTGCACTCTGCGTGGTTTTTTTGCACTCCTGTTAGCGGGGGCAACCACGTTACCAGTCTGACGGGGCGGTGCTTCCTCAACTTCTACCTCGTCAAACTTGTCTGGAAATCTTTTACGCATGGCCTCATCGACCGCGCTATAATAATCTTCTACCCTTTGTGGGTCATGTGGTTCAATACCATTTTTCTTCAGACGCTCATGCACACCAAAGGCAAACCCGGTCATTTCCTCATCTTCTCCGAACCACTGGTTCTGAGATGCCCACCGTTTTGTACGATCGTCTAATTTTACTTGGGGCTGCTGGACCGGCTGTTCAGCGGGGGCCTGCGGAACAGGCGTCTCGGTCTGCCGCTTTTGAGGCTTATAGGAGTTCACCCTGAACTTTTCGTTCTGTAGGGCGTTAAGCTCCTCTTGAGCTTCTATGATTTTGTCTGGATCACCCGTCTCATAGGCATCTTTGTATTTGATTTTTGCGTTATTGATCTGTGCATCGACGCGAGTTTTTGCCTGCTCGACTAGGGTGCTTTCTCCGTCGTCAAGTGTTTTGCGGAGCCTGTTGTTCTCTTCTTGAAGTTTTTGAGCGTATGAAACAGCCTCTTCACGGATGCGCTGGGCCTGTTCTTTTGCCCTACGCTCTTCGTGGTATTCATACTTGATCTGCTTGATGCGCTTCTGGACGGTCTCTCCATAGCTGGAGACCTCATCATCATCGCTTGCTTCAGGCTCTGTTTCAGCCTTCTTCTTGGGACGATCACGATCCTCTGGCGGAGTGTCATCGACAATGTCGATCTCTAGTTCGCCAGACTCAACGATCTCTACCTCGTTCTCTTCAGGCAGTTCGTCAAACTTCTCTGCTGGGTTTGTACTCATGCTCTTGTGTATCCTCTTGGGTCATCGACCACTGCTTCTACAGTGTCGTCATTGATCAAACGAAACTCCTGCTTATCAATCTTGAAGCGAGTGCCTGAATAGGATCTGAAAATAACGAAGTCTCCCTCTTGGCAATATGGGCCATTCGGAAACTTGTCTTTGTCCATGTAGGCGTCAGGACCGGCCTTGACCACGAAGCCAATGACTGATGCTGTCTGCTCTGCTGATTTGAGGGAGTCCGGCATGTAAACGCCAGTGTCCGTCTTCTCTTTTACCTCTAGGGGCTTGATCAAGAGTTTGAAGCCCGAAGGCTCCGGTATTTTGTTTGCGACCTTCTGATCGACTTCTTTGACTTCAGAATACATCTGTCTTCCTTGCAGTGATTGAGGTTCACAGTACCTTGCGGCCCTAGCCGTTACTCCTCTTGGAGAAGTTTTTCCAAATCTAATACATCTCGCTCTATTAACGCAAGTGCTTCTACTTTGCCAACAAGTCGCATATAGGACTCAAAATCCTCACAACCCCCGCCAGCCATATGATCTGCAATGTGGTTCATATAATCCCTGATCTTCTGTCTTACTGCTTCAAGCTCATTCATTGTCGCCCACTATCTCCCTAGCTATTTCGCGCCCAAGCTCTATACCGTCTCTAATGTCCTCTCGACGAGAATCATCTGCTTTTTGAGCGATTTGCACTCCGAGCCTAGCGCCTTCACGCTTTTCCTCCGACTCGATACGATCTTTCTGCACTTCAACATTTGCGGCTTTTGCCTGAGAATCTGATTGCAGCTTGGCAATATCAAGCTGCTTCTTATGCTCAAACTCCGCTTCTTTCAGAGCGAGTTCACGCTGCTGAATTTGAGTAAGTGGATCTTGCTGCTGCTTCATGGCTTCTTGCTGCGCCATTTCCGCCTGATCCTGTTTCAGCAGCTTTGCTGCGGCTTCTGATGCAAGACGGGAAAGCTCAGTCTCCACATCCTCTGGCAGCGGCTTATCCTCATTTGGCATGCCGACACCAAGGTTCTTCTCTATCTCTTTACGATACTGGAACGCCACATGCTCTGTAACGTGAGCCGACATCGCTGCCTGAATCGCGCTTGCAAACGGGCTTTGCCCGACGATTTCTTGCAGCTTTGGATCTTGCGCTGCTGCCAAGTGAACCTGAATATGGGCCTCATGGTCCTGATACTTGAACGCTTTGACAGGCTCTTGCTTCAGGATTGCCATGTTTTCTGTGACCGGATCTGCTGGCTTGATGTCTTCGGGCAGCTTTATGATCTCGTCAGCATCCTTAATTCCCAGAACTTCCAGCATCTGCCTATGCAGTTTGCCCATGTCGTACAGGTTCGGGGCCTGCTGCGCCAACTGAAGGGCAGCCTGATACTGCACCACACGCTGAGACATGGTGGCAGCATTTGGATCAGATACTGGGATTACATCGATTCTCTCATCAAAGTCTTTGCGACGATCAAATTCTCCATCCATCTCATACGCATATTCTGATGGCATGTAATCTTTGATGACAACGGCGAGTAAACTAAGCTCTCTTTTCAGAGCGGCATGCAGTCTAGCCTGAACACCAGACATCACTTTCATGCTGCGCTCCATCAGAGCGAGCGTTGTTCCTACCGGGGCCTGTGGATTGAGGTTTCCAATTTGTGCATCCGCAACGGAGCCAACCCGCCTCCCCTCTTCGACAATATTTCCAAGCAGTTGATAGAGTACCGATGACGGCTCCTTGTAAGGAAGGAATGCAATCGAATCCCTAATTGCACCCCCCGGTACGTCAACGTCGCGGAACTCGCCCGGCATGAGAGGCGAATCATCCCCTTTAATGCGAAGACCCCTAGCTTTGAGGCCAGCAGGGAGATTCGATAGAGTGCCAGCATCAATAAGCTGGCGAAGAATAGAAGTGGCGCTCTTAGCAAGACCGCCAATAAGATGAATAAGGCCCGTTCCATAGAACCCGAGGCCCGGTAAGTAGCGATAGTGTACGAAATGCTGTCTCTTACGCTTCTTAATATCTCCCTCATACCAGTTCCTTCTTATCGAAAGGACGATTCTGGACGACTTATCTAGGGTGACGACATACGGACGGGCTATGCCGTCTGGATCATCAAACGGCTCAGGCATGTTCAGATCGACATGAAACTCAAGGACAGTGTGCCGGTCATCATCTTCGATGACTGCGGTCTCTCCTTCGATCTCGTCATACTTTTCCTGAATGTCAGAATAATCTGGCTCAGGATCTGGCAGTTCAATATCCCGATAGAATCCGTTTACCTGAAGCTCAACAATCTCGTTGACGTTCTTTTTCATCACATGCGTGTAGCGAGGGCATGTGGAGAGATCAGATGCACCATATGACACGACGAAGTCTTCCGCAGGAACAAACATGGCAGCGGGGCGCTCCATCAGCGGATCGTAGTAGACTTTCTTGAAAGATGATCCTGCCAGAGGAAGACGGAAGAGCATCTGCTCTGTTTCGTCTCTGTATTCGGTCATCTTCTCTGTCAGGAGATAATTCATCTCCTCTTCTACGCGCTGGGCCTGTTCGACCTTATCCGCATCCTTGCGACCGACAATCTTTGTGCGAACAGGGCCAGATGCTGGGAACATCTCTCCCATGGCCTGAGCTTGGAAACGAACAACTGCCTCTGTGAGAAGTGGGTGAAACACCCCTGCTGCACCTTGCCACGGTTGGGTGCGTTCTTCGATCTTCATCCCAAGAAGATCCAGACCCCGTGTGTAGCTTCTTGCCCAATCACGGCGGGACTGCTTGTCGTTCTCGAAATCATCTACAAGCTCTGATGCCAAGGATTCGAGGTCTGCGTCTTCCAGATATTCTGCAAGATTGGAATCATGCTCTGGCCCCATGATCTTATCGACCATCTCTCCAGAAAAATCGATGACCATGGATTCATCGTCTCCAGAGATAGAGACGGCATCTGGATTTATGACCTCCACCTCTACGGATTCAGAATCATCAATCTCAATGTTTGATGGTGTCATCTGCTTTTCGACTGCCATTCTAGATCCCCTCAGTAATATTCAACCGGCCTTCTGTAGATCGGCTCATCATCCCACTCATCCATTGAGCTTCTGATCCAGCCGCCCTGACGGAATCTCAGAAGAGCCTGCGTTGTGGAGTCAACCAAGTCGTCATTATCGCCAGCGGGAAAGGCAGCGCACTCTTCAACAACTTCTTCTGCCCACCTCGTTGCAGGACACCACACAATGCCAGATGCGAATAGATCACTCACGGCATTGACACGGGCTATCTTATCCTGACCCCTTGATGGTGTAAACTCTGTCACCGGAATTCCCATGGCGCGAAGCTCAAAGATGAGGGGAGATCCAGCGGCCTTTGCTTCCACGATCATCTGGTCAGGCTCGTACTCCCAGTATTTTTCATAGGCAGCGCGTTTGAGATCAGGGAACTCCAGCTTCTCCTTGTAGGCATCAAGCAGAATCAGATTTGGTATCGAATCTCCATTTTCATCTGGATGATGGAACACGCCCCATGTAGTGCAAGCAGAATAGTCGGCGCGTTGTGTTTTCAAGAACGCTGTGTCCCAACTCTGGATAATTGCATCGCAAGGCGGCGGGTTTTCTCTGTCCCACTCCTGCCACCACTCACGCTTGATGAGTGCGCCCTCTTCTGAGGTCGGGTCTTGCTGATACTGGGCTGACCATTTCGATACAGGAAGCTCTGCCTTTAGACTATCAAGCTGATCGATGGGCCAGAACTCTGGCCATAGCGGATCACCGGATGGCATGACCGCAGGAAGCTCAATCACTTCCCATTCATCAGCGCCCTCTCTCTGGGTGGCGGATTTTATGATCTGACCCGTAAGATCCCGTGTTGACCACCGCGTCATCACGACAATAATCGCCCCACCCGGCTGTAAACGCTGTCGAGGTCCAGATGTATACCACTCATAGACCTTGTCATAGACCTCTGGGTTGTACGCACCTACCGCAGCGTCCTGCTCTGAGTGCGGATCATCGATAATCAGCACATCAGCGCCCTTACCAGTGACGGCACCGCCAACACCAATAGCGAAATAGTCGCCTTTTTTGTTCGTGTTCCAGCGTCCAGCCGCTTTTGAGTCGCTTGAAAGCTCTATACCGGGGAAAACCTCCTGATAATCTTCCTGATTGATCAGATTACGCACCTTACGACCGAATCCAACAGCCAGTTCGGCAGTGTGAGCGGTCTGAATTACCTTTTTTTCGGGATATTGACCAAGAAACCACGCCGGAAACAGGTATGAAGCGAACTCCGACTTGGTATGACGGGGTGGCATGTTGATAATCAGGCGTTTTAGCTCCCCATTCGCCACTCTCTCAAACGCATCGGCCATTACCTTGTGATGTCGGCCACTAATGAAGGCTGGCCACATGCGATTCACGAAGGTGAGGAAGTCTGTACGGGACTCTTCCTTGCCCCTGACCTCTTCAAGCTCGGACAAGAGGGCCAGAATTTCCTGTTTCTGGTCGGGGGGCAGCTTTTGCAGCTTGTTTTTTAGACCTGCTATCTGATTCATGTGCGATCTATATCCTTGGGCATCTCAAAAGGCACGAAATCAAATTCACCGCATTGCGCTGTCCAGTAAATAACATTGCCCTTTAGCACCCTTTCCCTAACTTTTGGTATGACCGCCTCTATCGGGGGGCATTTTTCAAGGAGATATGCGTCTGCATCGAACCCGCCATCAATTCCAATGAATCCTATGAGAAGAATATACAGGGTCAATACGGCCCCCTAGCGGTGACGGCGAGGACGGAGGAGGAACTAACCATCCCCGCCGGAGACACCGGGAGAACAGGTGCCTCGGCTGAACTATATAGTACATAGTGTATTATATATATATATAATACATAAGCTCTATATAGTTCATGTACTATAAGGCTCATCCTTCAAGTAGAGATCCTCTCTACGTTCATCGATACATTTAGGCACATAAAGACCGCAACACTTGCACCGTCCCTTGGAATCAGTCCTCAGATGCGTCTCACAGCGTGGGCATAGGCCCATACTCTCCAAACGATCCATCCTTCCATCATCATCATAGATAATCACCCGTATCTCCTGTCACTGAGAAGTATATGGGGGTGTATGATTCCTACCCTCTTTGCCCGATTTGTACCCCCGTACAAAAACAACAGCATATCGGCACTCAAAAACAAAGGGGGAGGGGTATTATTTTTCAGGGGTATTTGTTTGTGTGGAACATCATGT